CATATTTGTTTGGAAGGTATGCGAAGGTTTTTTCGGCCTTTTCTGTGGAATCCAGCTTGCTTATGTACTTATGGGAATGGGCATTATTTGGTAGAGATGCGCGGGTCCTTCCCGGGCGGGTGTGCGGCGAGGGTCAGGTGAGGCGCAGTTTGTCAGTGATTTTGAGGTAAAAAAACGATGTCAGGGACAATTAGGGGTCAGGGGGTTGAGAAAAATGGCACCCAGGTGGCAACCTGCTCGAAACACGCTGTAAATAAAGGGGTTATGACGTTTAAAAATATGGTCAAAAGGAGGAGAAAATGGCGAAAATTAACGTAAAACCTGACATTTGCGATGTCAAAATGTCAGTATTGAAACCGGCACCTTATAACCCAAGGGAAATCTCGGACGCGGCCCTTGCGGGCCTGAGGCACAGCTTAGAGAAGTTCGGGCTGGTGGATCTTCTGATAGTCAATAAACGCAATATGCGGATCATCTCAGGCCACCAGAGGTATAAGATCTTACAGCAGTCCGGGGTTGAAAAGGTCACTGCTATCATGGTCGATCTTGATGAGGTTTCCGAGATGGCTATGAACGTGACGTTGAATTCCCAGCAGATTGCCGGTTCATGGACCGAGGCTCTTATTCCTCTTCTGGAAAAACTTCGCACCGAGGCCGCGGACGACTATATGGCGCTTCGTATGAAGGAACTGCGTGAAGAAGTCGCGGAGTTCGAAACAGAGAATACAGGCTCTGGCAAGACGCTTCCTGATGACATTCCTGAACCGCCGGATGAGCCGATCACTAAGAAAGGCGATCTGTGGATTTTGGGAGAGCATCGGCTTTTGTGCGGAGATTCTACCAGTGATAAAGACGTCGCCAGGCTCATGGAAGGACAAAAGGCAAGTTTGTTTGCCACTGATCCTCCATACTGTGTTGACTACACCGGGGCCGACAGGCCTACCGGAGGAAAGGACTGGTCCGGTGTTTACCATGAAATCGATATCCCGGACGCGAAGGCATTTATAAGATCGTTTTATGAGGTCGGACTTAAATATATCAAAGAGAATACCGCTCTTTACCTCTGGCACGCGTCAAAACGCCGGGCAATGATTGAAGAGGTTTGTGACTCTCTCAATCTGCTTATTCATCAGCAGATCATCTGGGTGAAGCCCTGCGCTATTCTCACCTATTCGTTTTATTCATGGCGGCATGAACCCTGTATCCTTATGTGGGTACGTGGAAACAAACCGCCGTATAAACCTAAAGATAAAGCTATCGGAAGTGTCTGGACTATTGATTTGATCCGTTCAGGCGATCCCTCAAAGCCGGAATACTATACAGATCTTTGGGAACTGGACTGGGAAGGCAAAAAAAGAAACACCGGCATTAATCATCCAACGGTTAAACCAACCGAGGTGTTCGCCATTCCCATGAGAGTGCATACCGCGCCTGGCGAGATCTGTTATGAACCTTTCTGTGGATCAGGTTCGCAGATTATTGCCGGTGAACGTATTAACAGGCGCGTATTCGCCATGGAGATCGAGCCTGTATTCTGTGATGTTGCAGTTAAAAGATGGGAAGAATTCAGTGGTAAAAAAGCAGTATTAAAAAAGTAGGAAATATGTCGAGAACAGTTTCTAACGTTTTCGCATATGTCGAGAACTTTCACACATGTTCTCGACATAAAATGAAGGTTTTAATAAATGGCTGACCAGAACAAAAACTTAGCTGAAATTGCCCGTAAGAAGCGGTACCTGCATTTAATCGAAAAAATGCACAGTGGCACACCTCTTTCGAAGCAGGAAATAAAAGAGCTTGAGGATTTCGAGGCAGAGCCTGTGGGCGATACCGCTGTCAAAACGATTGAGGAAGTCGCCAAAATCATGGAGGTTAACTGGCGGACGGTTTATCGCTGGAAGCGCGAAGGCATGCCTGTAACAAAAGACGGCTATTATGATCTGGAAGAAATTAAAAAATGGCATGACGGCAAAAGCGGTAACACTGATGAAGAGTTTGAAGGCAAGATTTACTGGGAGACTAAGCTCAGGAAATATAAAGCCTCTTTACTTGAGCTTGAACTTAAGCGGGTAACCGGCGAACTGTTGCCAAGAGACGAAGTGGAAAAAGGCAGGATTGCCAGGATCATTGCCGTAAAACGGGCTTTTCTTGCCTTGCCGACAAGGCTGGCGCCGGTTCTTGCCATGAAAGAACCGAGGGAAATCGAAGTTGAACTGTATGAGGCAATCAGTGAGATTATAGACGAATTCGCGGGAGTACGACATGATCACAAAAAAACAAGACAGAAAAATATGGACGCCACAGGAAAAGGAAGCGTGGAAACGCCCGGAAAAGATAACAGTCAGTCAGTGGGCTGACCGGTATAGATATCTTAATCCGGTCACGTCGGCCGAACCGGGCCGCTGGAAAACCTCGAGGACGCCGTATCTTAAAGGCGTTATGGACGCGTTCACGGATCCTTTTGTCGAGGAGATAACCGTTATAGCCGCTTCTCAGGTCGGCAAGACTGAGGCCATGTTCAATATGCTTGCTTTCATTATCGACCAAGACCCGGGCCCCACGCTTGTGGTCCTGCCGCGCGAGAATGATGCCAAAAGTGTTTCCTGCAACCGGGTTCTGCCTATGATCGAAGGATCTTATGTTCTGCGTGAGCATTTGCCGAGGCTTTCGGATGATATAACAAGGCTTGAGTATCACTTAGACCGGATGATTCTCTATTTCGCCGGATCCAATTCACCGGCTGATCTCGCGTCCCGGCCTATCCGTTATCTTTTCCTGGATGAAATAGATAAATATCCCAAGTTTTCGGGCCGTGAAGCGGATCCGATAAAGCTTGCCAGTGAGCGTCAGAAAACATTCTGGAATAAAAAGACAATCAAAGTATCCACTCCCACCACAAGAGACGGTTATATTTTTCGTGAGTATGAGAAATCAGACAGGAGCCGCTATTATGTTCCATGCCCGCACTGCGGTAAATACCAGGTTCTATTATTCGGTCAGATCAAATGGCCTAAAAAGGAAAAATCAACCGAACGCATTAAAAACGAACGTCTTGCCTGGTATGAGTGCCTTCACTGTAATAAACGCATAAAGGATTATCAGAAAAGCAGGATCTTAACGCGCGGCAAGTGGGTTCCGGAAGACGCCGAGCTTGATGATAACGGGACTATCTCCGGTGATATTGTTAAAAGCACGCACCGGGGTTTCTGGATCAACTCCCTTTATTCCCCATGGCTCACATGGAGCGATATTGCCGCTGAGTTTATTAAATCAAAAGATTACATTGAGCTTTTGATGAACTTCGTTAATTCATGGCTTGCCGAGGTCTGGGAAGAAAAAATCGAAGAAACAACCATCGATAAAATACGATCTTTATCCAGGGACTATGATGAAGGCAGTGTTCCCGACGATGTTATTGTGCTTACCGCCGGTGTCGATGTGCAGAAGGATCACTTTTATTATGTTATCCGGGGCTGGGGATATTACGAGGAATCATGGCTTATCAGAGCCGACAGGGTTGAATACTGGGAAGATATCATCGATGCTCTCTTTAAAACCGAATACAGAAAACTCTCATCGAATGAAACATTGCCGGTGTATATGAGCTGTGTCGATTCAGGATACCGCACAGACGAAGTTTACAGGTTCTGTCGCCAGTGGTCTGACAAGACAAAGGCTATCAAAGGCCAGGAAGAAATCACCGGTGGCAGGTTTTACCGGGCCTCGAAGATAGATATCAATTCAAGGACAGGCAGTGTTATCCGGGGAGGCCTGGTCTTGTGGAATCTTAATGTGAGCCAATATAAAGACAAGATCAACCGGCTTGTATCTATGCGGGATCCGTGTAAGTGGCATATTATTAATAATCCGAAAGAAGAATATTTGACTCAGTTTACATCGGAACACAAAATCCTGGTCAGGAACAGGAATACCGGACGCGCCAAAGAAGTATGGCGCAAGAAAAAAGACGCTGTAGCTAATCATTATCTTGATGCCGAAGTTTATGCCGTGGCCGCGGCCGATATTATCAGGGCGCTTAATATCCGCAAAGACGATTCAATTAAAGTGCATCAGCGGGTAGTCAGCCAGGATAATTCCCGAAAGGATTGGATCAGAAAACGTCAAGGAAGCTGGCTTTAAATGGGCAAATGGATTGAGAAAAAAAATAACTGGCTTAAAAATGGAAACGGCAATCTTAATAGACAACCTGATGAGGATAACACAGCCGATGATACTTATGGTGTCGCTTATATTCCTCTGCGCTGTCCCCGTTGTCACAGCAAAAAGGTCAGATGTTACGCCCATCGGCTTCCGGCAAGATATCATTATTGTCTTAAATGCGGCTATCGTTTTAAATCTATTGAGCAGGATTACGAAAAATAGCCTGTACAAACCTGTTGTACCGACTATTTGAAAGTGACTTTTATTTTAAGTAATATAGGATTGAAGATATAGCGCGGGCCTGATCAGCCGTAAAACGCGCGCCCAATAAATTATAAAGCTCGTTCTGGTGCACCAGCCGGAACGGGCTTTTTTATTGGGCAAAAAAAAGGAGTTTTAATTGGCGCCTACTAAACAGGAAATGCTCGAGGTTCTTGAAACTGCCATAAATACAAAGATGGCCGGGGGTATGGTTCAGTCATACTCCATCGGCGGCAGGAACATTCAGTATGAAAGGCTGAGTGAGCTTTTAAAAATGCGCAAGCAGTTAAAGAACGAAATATCAGCGGCCAGAAACAGAACCAGCTACGCGAAATTTGAGAATCCAAAATGAAAAAGAAAATATCAGAAAGATTTACCAGCGGCATAGATAACATTATCTCTTTCTTCTCGCCCAGGACAGGATTCAGGCGAAAGATGTACCGTGAAGTTATGAATATCACGCAGGCTTTCGGCGCATATAAAGGCGCCGGGCATAACCGCCTTCGTTCATCCTGGCTCCCACGCAATAGTTCCGCTGATGAGGCCCTGCTTCCTGAGCTTTCCGATCTCAGGGAAAGAAGCCGCGATTTAAACCGTAATGACGCTCATGCTTCCGGCATTACTTCAACTATGACGACAAATGTTATCGGCACCGGTATAAGGCCGCAGTCAAGAGTTGACCGGGAGTTTCT